ATACAGACAAGGGTAAGCAACTATCATTTTATCTTTATGATTAGGCACCCATTCTTCCCATGTTTCAGGTTTATGCGATTGAAATATTAAATTAACTTTTTCAGCATTTAAACAATTGAATACAGAGGAGACACACCAAGTATCTCCTACTGCATTAAATGATTTTTCATAGCCGGCAGATTTGCCGACTAAGTTTAAAACTTTCATATCTTAAGTTGCTGTTTCATCAAGATACAATACTTCACGTTTTCTATTCACAAGCACACCGGAATACTGACCGTATGCTGCCTGCTGCCAGTTAATCTTGTTGGTTGTATCAGCTTCAAGCATAGTAAAATCAACCGGAATAGCTAATTTCATGGTATCCGGATCATTTTTGTACAGAGTATATCTGTTCTTAGATATTCCCCGGCTTGAGTTGATTGAGCTCTGAGCATAAGACAGACCGAGAATCTTGAAATTTGCATTTCCGGTCATACGCTGTAGGAAATCAAGCATATACTGCAGTTTACTTATATTCGGGAATGTATCCGAATACGGTACACCAAGCCCTAAGTAATCGCTATTAGGAATAACGAATGTATCAGGCAGTGTAGTATCATTACTGTTAGTAAAATAAGCAGGAAGAAGGCCAGCAACGAAAGCGGTAAATTGAGCTTCACTCATACTGGAGAGTGATACAGTAATCAGGCTTGTATTAATTGTTACTTCAGCAGAGTTCAACAGTCCTGTAAGTGTCCCGTCAGGGTGTCCCAAAAATGCGGTTTCCTGAATACCAAGATCCCAGTTTTTCTTCAAAGATCTTAGTTTACTCTCTACAACATCCCAATTGTTAGCGGCTGCAGCCTTTGCAATTTCCATGATGGTCCAGCCCGTGCCTTTAGCCCAGGTCTTAACATCCATAGAAATCTTATCAAGTCCGGCACCAACCATGGCAATACGCCCGGTTTCTGCCTGGATATCAACATCACCCTGGTAGAAGGATCCACCAGTGTTAAATGTAAGGTTCTGGACAATCTCTTCCATCCATGCGCCCTCACCAACATCAACAGGGATATAATCCCCGAAGGCTATTTCATAGAACTTCTGTTCTATAATTGTTGATCTGATATAACTTAGGGTTTCAATTAAATACTGATACCCTGAGCTTGAAGCGTCAATGTCACCATTGGCATTAAGGAGGCGATGACCTCCGATATGAGAAGGGACTGGCAGACCGTTAAACAGTCGCTGTCCAAGTAATTTGGCTTTTCTATCTCTATTCATTGTCTACCTCCTTTAGGTTGCTATTGTGAGAGTTTTGATTAATACACGGATGATCTTGTCAGCGGCCGTGACCTTATCAAGAGCGATTCCGGCTTTACTACCAGATGAATATGTTTTAACATTTCCAGGGGTTGCGAGTACAAGCTCTACCTCTGCACCTCTGAGAATTGCAGCATCTGAGTTCATGAAAATCACAGCACCTTCACCGGCAATCTGGACTATTTCACCATCAACAGCTTCATTCTTCTTGGTAGTAAAAACTTTTACTCCAAAGATCGGATCACCAACCAAGGCACGTTCATCAACTATCGGATTAATTCCGACAATATCAGCAGTATCAAGATCAATGAGTTTGGCACCTTCACCAGGAACAAGAGTTGTTGCTGCGGTTTCTGATTTATCTTTAAAAAGACATGTAAATGTTGCGGGGTGCGGATTGGTCTGTAAGTCCAATTCACCGACAACAGGGGTCTGAGCAAATTGATTCATGTTTTGTGTAGACATTATTTACCTCCCTGAGCTACGGGAGTCCCGTAACGTGATTTACCACGGGTCAGACGTTCACTGACAGTGTTCAAGTTTTTAGGCTTAAACGGTTCAGATTCTTTACCGGCGGCGTTTTTAACTTTATTAAAGTTTTCTTTTTTCTTTGCATTACTAAGCTGTTTACCTTCGTCAACAACTTCCTCGGCGTCGTCATCCTGGGCCGGTTCGGCATTTTCAACAACTTCCTCATCTTCCTCAATGGCGGCCATAAGTTCACCTACGGTCATTTCTTTGCCTTCAACAGTGACTTTATCATCCATATTGTAAGCCTTGCCCATGTTTTTCTTTGCCATTTTATCACGGTACATATTAGCAAGCTCTTCTATGGGCACCTGTTCGCCTTTCTCATTCTCAACATATCCGTCCATGTTTTCCATGGTCTCCTCGTCGTCTTTCTTTTTTTCGGTTTCAGCATTCTTAACCGTTTTCTTTTCGACAGGAGTTTTTTTGTCTTTCTTCTTAAATATGATCTTCAAGGTATCCTCCTCGGGATTTTTGCTATTCTTAATAATCCAGGCTTTTTCATACCTGGGATTAGGGACTATTGCCATGTGCAGGGCTTCACCGTTTAAGACTTCTTCATCGTACGGTACATTGTGATATGTTCCGCCTTTCTCATCAGCCTCGGTGACATCATAAGCACAGGAAACAGAGAAACCGTTCTTGATGTTATCAAGGGTTTCTTCATCCCAAATCATCATATCAGTCCAATACCAGCCTTTTTCTGCATCGTATCCGGCAGCAGCAATTACACCATCAGCAAAATCCTTCACTTTTTCTACAGACATGTTGAACAATTCTTCAGGTTCAAGTTCTGTATGTTCAAGATTTACGACAGGTTTTCCAACGTAAGTCGACATCATCGCATCGAGTGCAGGTTTCTGCACGAGGACAACCCCGATTCCTTCCGCCGTGTAATCGGCTAAGCCCGGTTCAATGTAATAGGCCCGGTAAGACTCAGGAATAGCATTCATTCGCTTATTCTTCATACTTAATTATACAGCCATTATTATATATTTGTCAAATAATAGAAAAAAAGTGTAAAATAAGTGATTTTTTACTTGACATTGTGATAAATGTTTAGTATTATGTTAGTAGATAAAGAGCAAAAAGGAGCTTGATTATGACCAGATTATTTACCGTTAAAGCAGAAAGAAACATATTTGATATTGATGTTTGTCAAATAGATTCAGATAGATATTTTGCAGAAGGTTTTGAATCAGACACTTTTGATGGAATAATTAAAAAACTTCAATCTGAGTATGGAAGCTTAAAAATAGTAGATGGAGGTAAATAATGGATTATAGAGGATATAAAATTCATACATCAAAATCCGGGAAAACATTCTATTGCAAACTAAATGATAAAATTCAAACATGGTCGAATGCTAACAGTTTAACATGGTGTAAAAAACATATAGATGATAGATTAGCAAATGAATCTGGAGCTATGGAATGGAATAACCGGATAGAATATGGAACAATAATATTTTGATTTAAATAACCGGCACCGCAACACACCTATCATTAAACGCCTCTCCAGGATGCGTATTATCTGCCCCGATAGAGGCTTTACTTTTCCACAAGCCTTTTCGGGCATCTGCGATACTATCGGCGTAAACGGTCGGGTCTGATAATTTACAGATTTTACCATGCATTACGTAATGATTCCCGTGTCCGGGCCCGCCTTCAGGATACAGACCGCCGGGAGTACCTACAACCCTGATATCTTGGGAGGTAGACCATTTATACCACTGCAGGCCAGCGTCCTGATATCTCTCATTCCTGACTTCAGCTACAAATAAACTGGTCTCCTGCCTGGCAAGAAATTTTGCCTTGCCTATCGATACGCCGAATTCATTAGAAATAAGCTGTTGCAACTCAAGTCGGTTATATCCTGATAATGCATTTTTCTGCATCATGTCCCGGAGCCTGACTGTCTGGGTGTCGGTCCAGTTCTTTATGTTTATGTTCTGATTATTTGTATAATTGTCGGCTAACCTCTGGGATAGTTCCGGGGTCAATTCAACAGATATCCCGAGAGTAGTCAAATCTTTCCCGGCTTCCTCTGATACCATAAAAAGGGGCGCATCAATAGAATACTTTAATTTATCAACGACAGCCGTCACGCGGGCCGGGATCTCAGATATGAGGGCTTCTATTTTCCGGGCAAGTGCTTCGCCCCGTGAATTAGAGACAGCGGCGGCGGCTGTTACATTTGACGGGGGGATGCCTTTCCATGACTTAGAACGACCGTCATATTTTGCGAAGGCTCTAAGTTCTTTAGATATCCGGGCATTAAACTTTCCAGTAAATATTCCTTGCTCATAATGCACAGACCCTTTACGTATTGCAGCAATAAGGGCAGAATTAGAATTGTAAAGGCGTTCTGTTTCTTTGACAGCCTCTAAGATATCTTTCCAATAGAAATCATAGAAATATGTTTCAATCTCTGCCTGGATCGGTTTATAATATTTCTCCTTCATCCGGACTGGCATTATTCAGCCTTTTTCTGAACGCCTGTTACACCGGTCGGGATTTCTCCGCCTGTATATCCTGAAGGTTCCGGGGGTAGAGGATCAGGGTTTAATCCCTGTTCTGTCTTAGTCTCAATCTGAACTACTCCGGCTTTTCTCATGGACTGCATAACTTCTGTACCATCCATAAGACCGCGGTCATAAAGTGCCAATACTCTATTAGCTTCCTGAGTCTTTACATTCTGTTCAACCTCCGGAGTCTGTTCTCTGAGAGATGGAAATTTAAATGTAAAATTCGGAACATAGCCAAAAAGATGAGACATAGTAACTTTCAATAGTGTTCTGACAATCGGCTTTAATTGCGCTCTGACTTCAGATTCTACCATCATGTTATAATTCTCAAGGTCAGATTCACCTGTGTTGAACCCCGATGCCGACAAACCGAAAAGCTTAGTCATAGGCATTCTGAGAGCAGCAGCAACACCCATTCTATTCTGATTCATAACCTCGGCAAGTCCTGTGAAGTTTATCATTTTCTGCTCGTACTATTCATTGCTATCAAGGACCAAAGCATTTACATAATTTTTTATTTCATTAGCTGCCTGAATCCTTGCTGTTATTGCACCGGTCCCTCCGGATGTCAGAAGTTTATTAGCAAGGCCGTTAATTTTATATATGTCAACTTTACTTTCATCGATGAGCTCAAAAGTTGCATCCTGTGCTTTCAGATATAAATTAAGATCCCGGATCATCCGTTCACCTTCAGACATTCCCCAGCCTCTGAGTTGACGGCGTACATAATGTGGGGCCCGTTTACCCTGACCCCTGAGAAACCGGGATTCATGTATTGGTTCGCCGTAAAGGTGAATAATCCCGTCGCCCTGCTGAACTGAGGATATGTAAGAATCCCAATCGTCGTATATTGCTATGTTAGTATCGAGTTGCCATCGGTCAAGATCGTAGAATTCAAGAGGGGTCCTGTCGAGCTTTTTAAAGCTAAGCGGTTTCTCCGGATTCTGATTTGTATTAATTAAAATAGCACCACCACCGAAAAGACGTACCCATGTCATGAAGGAAAGAATAGTATTCCATAACCCGATCTCTTCCCAGTAATCATATACTGATTCAATATCTTCGTTATCAAGTTCCCCGGATTCTATTTCTATACCTTTACCGATTGCGTCCTGTACAGGTAATTGGATAGCAGTCTGGAAAATACCGTTTCCGGTGTACATGTATGTTAAGATTATCCGGTTTAAGGTGATAAGTGAATAATTATTAGAGAAGCCCCAAGTGTTATAACTGGATAAGTAACTGCCACCGGTTCCGCCATTTATACCTGCCAGAGTGAAAGATACATCTGACAGTCTGTTATTAAGGGTTTTTGCCCTCGGTTTTCTTTTTCTACTCATATAATTATTGTAACCCTGTTTGATTTATTTATCAAGGATAACAGCGGGGGCGTTACCGTGCACAGTAACGCCCCCTATTTTTTTTGGGTTTATTGCGGGGATCGGACTCGAACCGACGACATCCAGGTTATGAGCCTGGCATTCTACCAACTGAACTACCCCACTTAGATAGTATAACATAAAAACCCCGGCTGATCAAACCGGGGTTAAAATTAGCTTCAGTGAAATTTCTTATTAAACAAGGCCAGATAGTCAACCAAATTCAATTTTATAGATTGCTACATCCTCGCTTGTTTTGTATAAATTATCAATTCCCATCTCATATCCGATGTAGGATACTGCAACAGCGTCAATGGCTGGCCCATAGTAGATGGCCTTATCATTTGCCTCTGCTGATATACAGATTTCATTTGCATTATTAATATTAAAAGATTCGAAATATAGCACATCAACCGGCGGCGAAACAGCCTGACTGATCACTACATTATCCTGTACAGTAAAAACGGTTTCAATATTGTCACCGGGATGCGGACTCATATCAATTGCAAGCGCCGCAAAAGCGATCACGAAACATAGAAGAATGATTAAAAATATTTTCTTCAAATTAAGCCTCCTGAAAAATTGGATTTATTTATAATATCATAAACTATGATATTTGTCACCTTGGGGAGAGATGGATTCGAACCACCGAAGCCCTTTTAAATCGTAGGCAACCGAATTACATACAATCTGATTATGATTGTACCTGCGCATAACGGCCTGCTTTAACAACTCGCACACCTCCCCTCTTTATTTTAATATATATCACCTTGTATCATTTGTCAAGAACTTTTTTATTAGATTACATCCAACATACTAACCTGATATTCTGTTTTCTCTTCAATAGCATACCGGGCAGCTGCAATCCCATCATCTTTAAATTTCACCGGTTCATCAAGAACATTCCCGTCCCGATCTTCTTTCCATTTAAAGCTTTTAGTCTCTGAAGCAAGGCCGGGGCATTTATCCGGATCAATATTCCAGGTCCCGCGGTTAAGCCATGAGATATGTTGTCTTACACTGTCCGGTCCTTTCTTTGCGCCTTCGACATTATAGCCTGAATTACTCCAGTCTTTTATACTTTTCGGCTCTGCAGAATCGCACACACATTTTTGAACTTTATCAAGTACGCCTTTCAATTCATTCTCAATTATGATTTCATCATTAGTCATATGCCTGACATACAGCTCGTCAAAGGAATATTTCACGCCGTCTTTAAGACCGATAAGTTCAATAGCATGATAATGATTATAACCGTAATCCATGCCGGCAAGTATTTCGTCAAAGTCTTCAGGACGATAAGGACACGGGCCATATTTAATATTACGGAAAACGAGATTCCCAACACTCCCCCATTTACCCAGGGCATAAATATCATAATATACCCGGTCTTCATATTTCAGGGCTTCAAGTTCTTCTTTGTATTCTGCATCGATAAACCGGTTATCATGATAAGTACTTTCATGAATAGTAATCTTACCTTTCTTTTTTCCGGGGTTATCAAAAAATACATTTTTCATCCAATGCATGTCAGAGACTGGATTAAATAATAATGTCATTTGAAAAGGCTGTTTTGTTTGACCACGGAGACGGAGGTTAAGCTGCCGGAAATCTTTTTCTGTTGCCTCGGTCGCCTCTTCAATTACAATATCGGTAAGAGGCCCTTTCTCAAAAGTAATTGATTTTATTTTTTCTACATCATCAAGACCGACAAATTTTAATTGATTACCATTTGCCCTGCAAGTTATTGTCTGAGTAGTTTTTAATTCATCAAATAAAGAGTTTAAGTTCCAATCATTTATACATGCTTTTAAAAGTGGATAAGTAGAAGTTGAATTACTCTTTGCAGATTTACGGACGATTAAATAATTATGTCCAGGCTCTGCAATCATCCGGTAAACTACACGCCGGAAAGTATCAACTGATTTACCGGACCCGGCGCCACCCTTGACAATTATAAAACGGTTTCGGTCCCGCCATAGTGAGGGGTAGAATTTAGGATTAACCCATTCTTTAAGATCTGTAAAATCTATGTTCATTCGTCTTCAAGTTCAGGCGGTTTTCCGATTGTAAGATTATCTATAACTACATGATCGGTAAACATGTCAGCATATTTACCCAAATGTTCAGAAGCTCTGAGTCTGTCAACATCTTTGGATTTTTTATCATTTCTGATATTCTGCCAAAAAATAATATTCTCTAAAATGATTTTATCCTTGTCGTGCACAAGTTCTTTCTTAAGTTTATCAATAGCAGCCTTGATGTCAGGTTTCGTCAAGTTCTCACTTGCTACAGTTCGAGCTGTTTTCTTACTATATCCTGCCCTTCTTGCTGCATCTGCTCCATTGAAATCTTTCATATATTCAAGACAGAACATTTTCATTTTATTTGTCATATCAGTTTTTCACTTCCATAATTACAAGTATAACACTGTGGACGGGTTTTGTAAAATGATGAGACTACGGTACAGAATAATCACTACGGTACAGCCCAAAACCGTACTTGTACCGTGTTTTGTACCCATCTAATTACTTACAGTATATAGAGTTAGGATCAAAAAACCCCCTACGGTACAAAAAAAACCCGATAAGAAAGATATATAGAGATACGTAATATTTCTATTACTTATATATCCATAAAGAAATAAACATGTTTTTACTATGGGGTATATATATATAAATATTGTACCGTATTTATATATATAAGGGTCTAAGGCTATTACAGTAATAATACAAAGAAAAAACAACGGTACAAAATGGGTACAAGTACGGTACAAGTACGGTACAGGTAGTTTTTTACGGTACAAACCAAAGAATTATATATTATTTACATAATTTATATTGACATATGTTATCATTGTTATATAATAGATTATACGGAGGCTAACATGGAAGATAAAAAGAAGCCTGTTATTTTTGTTGGAATAAGAATTTCAGTAGAATCACGGGAACGATTAGAAGAGATAGCAAACAAAGAAAGGAGGTCATTATCTAAACAAATAGAGTATTTAATAATGGAGTACACCGATGAGCAACTTACAGTTTGACAAGTATAAGCCATATTTAAGGCAGATAATAGAACATTTTGGATATAGAGCAGATATCAATCCAGCTCCTTGTATTAATCTGGAACATGAAAATAGCAATACTCCTGCAATGCTTTTATATGATGAACATTTTGAATGTAGGTCCTGTGGTGTTAAAGGTGATATTTATGATGCTATAAGCTTACTTTCTGGGCTTCATGAGAAAGTAGAGCAGTATAAAAAAGTTGAGGAAATATTGGGTAAATCTGATTTTACAGAATATAAAAAGAAATCAAAAAATGAGTTTACACCTAATGAAACAGCACTTAAAAAAATCCTGGAATACATAATTCTGCAAAGAAAAAGCCATAAAGATGAAGTAGAAAAATATCTTATAAACCGTGGTAGTACAGATGATATGATGAAAATTATGTCTAAATATCTGGGATACTGGCCCGGTTACATTCAGGCTGAAAATGATCTTGGAAAGGATATTTTATGGAAAGCCGGGATACCTGGGAAAAATCCGAAAACAGGATTATATAGTTGGGGGCCGTCTGGCCCGGTTGTAAAATTGGGTTTAGGATTTAAGCTATTTTTCTACAATGGTGATGAATCAAAAAAAATAGGTTCTAAAAAATGTAAAATATTCCCTACATTTATAAATGCAAAAAGTAAATCTGATAAACTCTATTTAACTGAAGGGGAAATGTCAGCCCTTGCAATGATAAGTGCAGGTTTTGAAGATGTAAGCCCGACCGGAGGAGTTAAGGGATTATCTAAAAATAATATGGAATCCCTTCTTCCTTATTCTAAAATATATATTGTGTTTGACGGAGATACGGCAGGCCGTAAAAGCGTGCATGATTTAAAAGATTCTATGCGATCGTTTGGAGTTGATGCAGATATCTATATTGTAAGACTTCCCAAAGGTGAAGATCCTGATGATCTTATAAAAGCCGGAAAACTCAATATTATTACAGATGCAATAATGAAGGCTGAAAAAGTAAGTGACGAAATTAAACAGGCCACAGATAATGCAGAATCTAAACAGAAAGATAATTATAATACTCCTTTTTATTTCGCCGGATATGATGAAA